GTAGCGGCTGTGGGAGCAACACCTGCGGAAGCTTTACCTGCTACTGCTACTGACAAATCTTCGTCTGTCATTTGTTTTACGTCAGCTTCTATGGTTTCGTCAACTTTTGTAACATCAGGAATTACTGCAGGTGTCGGAACAATACCAGTAGCTGCGTCTGTTACAGTCTTACCTGCTGCTTCAATTCTTTTTCTTCTTTCTTCCGGATCAACTAAAGGCGGAGGTGTAAGTGTATCATCTGGTGTAGGTGTATCCTCTGGTGTAGGTGTATCAGTGTTAGTGTTAGTGTTGTCTGTTGAGTTAGTATCTTCATTAGTTTCGTCAACAGGTGCTTGAGCATTATCTTCATTTTCTGCACCTGTTTTACGTTCATCCTCATTACCATAATTAACAATATCTCCAACCGCATAACCTACACGACCACCTGCTGTATAATCTTGACGAGTACCTTTGTTATAACGCTTCCTTTGTTTTTTCATATTCTTCATTATTTAACCTCGAACAGTTTGTCCAGTTTCTCTTCTATTTTATCTAGTGTATCAAACACTCTGTTCATTCCATCTGAGAGTTCTGATTTAGTTACGTATTCTTTAGCTATTTCTTCTCTTGTTTTGTTCATCAAAATATCAAGCCTTTTTAGTTCACTTGTGTTTCCACGAATGCTGTAAAGTATTGGAGCTACAATAAGTGTTAAAAACACATTCCACAATATATATCCTGAAAGCTCCATGTTGTTTCCTTTTACTTTTTGATTTTAGATTTAACAAGCTCTACCCATTCAGGTTTCTTTTTACTTATAATTACGCAAGCTATAACACTTACAATTATTAATCCTATTATAAAGTCCATAATGTTGTCCTAGTTTGCTGCTATGTAATCTGTGCCAGTTGTAACTGCTGTAACGTGAGTAGTTTTTAAATTACTTGCTGCTCCTTTTACATTTGGCGTATCGTCACCATCTACAGGTTCGTAAAGCAAGATAGTTGAAAGGTGGTCAACATTACGTTGTACCATTTCATTTATCTCGGCTTGGTCTGCACACGTTGATGCATAATCAGAGGACGAGCCGTTTGTGTTTATATCGTTTATAAGTGTTACTGAATCTGTTGCTGCTGCTAAACATTCTGTTACTGTTGCCATTATTTTTCTCCTTTATTATTAAGTTTATCTTCTAATTCTTCGACTTTTGTCGTAAGTTCTTGTACTGCTTTAACTAACATTGGTACAAACTTAGCGTAAGTAAGACCATAAGAATCTTTATCTTCGCTCATGTACGTTGTTAAGTTAGTTTCATCATCTATCTTGTGACCAAACTCTGCTTCTATTTCTTCAACATCTTGTGCTAAGAAACCAACATCAGTCCAACTTTCTTTGTGCGTTCCGTCAGGAGTATTTCCTTCTTCGTACTTGGCACGTTTATCCCATTTATAAGTTACTGGTTCTAATTTATTAATGAAATCTAATCCCATGTCTAATGGTGTTACATCTGTTTTATCACGTTTATCAGAGGCTACTGTCCAATCAATCTGTATGTGTGCATTTGCTGATGAAGCATTACCTATGGCTATTTGATTTGAACCTGTAGTTATTGCACCACCCGGATTATTAGCTGTACCTGATGAAGTACCTAAACAAACATTATTAGCTCCTGATGTTATAGCTGACCCTGAAGCGTTCCCCAGACAATTGTTATCTCCACCTGTTGTAATTGCTGTTCCTGCGGAAACTCCAAGTAGCGTAGTATTAGTTGCTGTAGTTAAAGCAAGTGCTGTTGTCAACCCAACTGCTGTGTTGCCTGAACCAGTTGTTAATGCTTCTAATGTTCTATAACCACATGCTGTGTTTCCACCATCACCACCTGTCATTGTGATAAGTGAATTTCCACCAACAGCAACATTAGGAGCAGTGGAGGCTGTTAATGCACTTAAAGAGCCATCACCAATTGCAGTATTAACTGCACCTGTAGTTATAGCATCTCCTGAGTTTATTCCTAAAAGAACATTGCTTGTTCCTGATGTTACAGCTCCTCCTGCATTAAATCCAACAGCAACATTTGAGTGTCCTGTAGTACATGCGTCCATTGCATTATGACCCATTACAACATTTGAATGACCTGTAGTGTTAGCTCCTAAAGAACTACCACCAACTGCTATGTTGTGTGAACCAGTAGTCCCTGCTGAATACGCACCTGAACCCACTGCAACAATTCCTGCACCTGTAGTATTAAGTCCTGCTGCGCCAAAACCCAAGGCTGTGTTGTATTCTCCTGTCGTATTTGAATCTAGTGCGTTAAACCCTACCGCAACATTACCTGGTCCCGTGGTGTTCAATGCTAAAGAACCAGAACCAACTGCTGTGTTGTTTGAAGCTGTGGTGTTAGCATTTAAAGAACCTTTACCCACGGATGTGTTGTGACCACCTGTCGTTGTTGCTGCCTGAGATTCTATGCCTACGGCTACGTTTTCATGCCCTGTGGTACTTGCCAGTAAAGCAGACAAACCGACTGCTACGTTGTTGTTTCCTGTAGTGTGTGCTGCCATAGCACTTTTACCAACTGCTGTATTAGAAGCACCTGTTGTGTTTGAACCTAAAGCAGCAGTACCAACTGCGGTGTTGTTAGATGCTGTAGTATTCGCATCTAAAGCAGCTGCCCCTACTGCAACATTTTGTGCTCCTGTAGTATTAAGTAATAAAGCTAATCTACCTACTGCTGTGTTATTTGCTGCTGTTGTGTTTGCATTTAAAGCTTGAAAACCAATAGCTGTGTTTTCTGCTCCTGTGGTGTTTGCTTCCATAGCAGTTGTACCAACGGCTGTATTAGAAATACCTGAAGTGTTTGCTGTTAAAGCACTCTTACCCACTGCTACGTTATCTGCTGCTGTAGTATTAGCATCTAAAGCAGCAGAACCAACAGCTACATTGTTAGCACCTGTTGTGTTCACTAATAAAGAATTTTTACCAACTGATGTGTTGTCTGCACCTGTGGTGTTTGCACCTAAAGCGTTATGCCCAACTGCTGTGCCATTTGCTGCTGTGGTATTAGCATCTAGGGCTGATGCACCAATGGCTGTATTTTTTGCACCCGTGGTGTTTGCAAATAAAGCTTTATAACCAACAGCAACATTAGTAGCACCTGTAGTGTTAGTTTCCATTGCAGCAAATCCAACTGCTGTGTTGTTATCTGCTGTGGTATTACTATATAAAGTTCCATAACCTAATGCTGTGTTTGAAGCACCCGTAGTGTTTGTAATTAATGCAGATTCTCCAACAGCCGTATTTTTTATTGCCGTTGTATTTGCTCCTAAAGCACCCTTACCTAAAGCAACATTTTCTGTACCTGTGGTATTAGCATCTAAAGATAAAGTACCTACAGCAACATTTGAGTGTCCTGTTGTGTTTGCTCCAAGAGCACTACCACCAACTGCGGTGTTGTTAGATGCTGTTGTGTTAGCGTCTAATGCACCAGAACCAACAGCAACATTAGTATCACCTGTGGTATTAACACCCATAGCAGCCTGACCAATAGCAACATTAAATTCACCTTCGGTGTTAGCGTCTAAAGATTCAAAACCAACTGCGGTGTTTCCTGCTCCTGTGGTGTTTGCTCCTAAAGAACTAGTACCAATAGCTGTGTTGTTTCCTGCATTAGAGCCATCATAAGCAAATGAACCTAAAACTGTGTTATTAGCACCTGTAGAAATAGAACTTCCTGATTCATATCCTATTATTGTATTATTACTACCAGTAGTAATATTAAATCCTGCCCTAAACCCAAGAGCACTATTCTTATCACCAGTTGTTAAGTCATCAAAAACATCAATACCTACACCTGTATTATAATTAGCAGCATCAATAGTTCCTGTAGCATTGTCTCCAATCATTATAGAGCTTGTACCAAAGGTTTTAAAGGTCACTCCACCTGCTGCTGCTTCCCAAGCTACTCCACTTCCTGTTGAAGTTAAAACTTCTCCGTCTGAGCCTTGGTCTCCGCCAACTGTTAAATTGTCTGTTTCTAGTACACCATCAATGTCTACGTTACCACTTATATCTAAAGTAGCTGCGTCTAGCTCACCTGTAATTGTTAAGTTTCTTAAACCTGTGTAATCTTTATTAGAATCTAGTATTACAGCTTTAGAAGCCACGGCTGTACCTACTGCTGTACTACCTATGTCAAGAGCATTAAGCTCTCCGACTACTGCGGTAATTCCATCTAAGGCATTAAGTTCTGCAGCAGTACTAGTAACTCCGTCTAAAATGTTTAACTCTGCTGCAGTGCTTGTGACACCATCTAGGATATTAAGTTCAGCAGCAGTTGAGGTAACTCCATCTAAGATATTTAATTCTGCTGCAGTACTACTAACTGCTGTACCATTTATAGATAAAGCATCTGTTTCTAGTGTACCGTCTATGTCGGCATCTCCACTAACATCTAAACTTCCTGTATCTAATTCACCTGACAATGTAAAGTTTCTAACACCTGTGTAGTCTTTATTAGAATCTAATATAACTGCTTTAGAAGCTACAGCAGTACCAACAGCAGTACTACCAATATCTAAAGCATTAAGCTCACCTACAACAGCAGTAATACCATCTAAGGCATTAAGCTCTGCAGGTGTAGAAGTAATTTGTGTATTACTTGCTGCAGCTAATACAGGAACTGTACCCGATACGTTAGGTAAAGTAATTGTTCTATCAGCCGTAGCATCTACAATAGTAAGTGTAGTCTCGTGTGCATCAGCAGTAGCACCTTCAAATATAACAGCGTTGTTAGCACTCATAGTAACTGAGTCTACAGTACTAAGTGTACCACTAACAGAAATATTAGTAGCAGAAAGAGTTCCTGTGCTTGGATTATATTTTAAATCACCATCTGATTCTAAACCTAAGTTACCACCATCTAAGTCTCCACCGGCTGTAAAAATAAGTGCGTTGTTTTCGTTTGTGTTTTCGTTGTCTGTAATTGTAACAGTTGTAGCTAGTGCTGCTGTGCCTGTTGTATCTTGGTTAAGTGTACCAACTGTGAAGTCTAAAGTATTATCTGCATCTTGATAAGCTACTGCAATTCCTGATTCAGTATTACTTGTAACCATAGCACCTACAGTATCAGAAATAGTTTCTGCTAAAGTAACTCCTGCTATTGTTATAGCATCAGCTTCTAATGTTCCGTCTATGTCTGCGTTACCTGAGATATCAAGTGTAGCTGCATCAAGTTCACCAGAGATTGTAATATTTCTACCACCTGTAATGTCTATGTTTGCATCAGCTATAAGAACTTTACTTGCAATGACTGTGCCATTTGTAATTCCATCTATAAGGTTAATGTCTGCTGCACTTGCAGTAACTGCTGTACCATTTAAAGATAGTGCGTCTGTTTCAAGCGTACCATCTATGTCTACGTTTCCTGATATATCTAAACTAGCTGCTGTTATTTCACCACCAACTGTAAGAGTTGTAGCCATGTCAACAGCACCATCAATGTCTACAATATCTAAATTTGAAGTACCATCTATGTCTATATTACCACTAATATCTAAAGATGCTCCTGTTAAAACACCTGCAACTGCTAGTGTAGAAGCCATATCTACAGCTCCATCTATATCAACAACATCTAAATTAGTTGTTCCATCAACATCAATGTTTCCAGAAATGTCTAAACTTGTACCAGTGAGTACACCTGTAACACCTAAAGTTCCTGCAATAGTAGCATTTACATCTACGTCTAGCGTATCAATGTGTGCAGTTCCGTCTATATATAAATCTCTCCATTCTTGTGAAGAACTACCAAGGTCATATGCACCATCATCGTCAGGTATAATGTTTGAGTCTACGTCAGCACCAAATACAACATTGTCTGCTGCAGAGTCACCAAGAGTAAGCGTACCACCATTAAAGGTAGTTGTTCCTGTGACTGTTAAGTTTCCACCTACAGCTACGTTACCTGTAGTAGTTATTGAATCTATAAAAGCATCTTTAAAATATAGTGAGCTTGTTCCTAAGTCTAAGTCACTATCAGCATTAGGTACTAAAGCACCATCCTGTAGAACCATTTGTTTAGCTGCTGCACTAGAAACTTCTACATAGAACTCCCAAGTATTACTAGATACTTTTATTTTATTTAAAAAATCTAAGTCACCAATCGTATGAATGTTTCCACCTTGAGCTGTTGTTCCATCGTGTCTATGCCCAGTAGCACTAGCACTTGATGAGCTATACGCAAAAGCATTTAATAATTGATTGTATTCGTCATTGAATAAAGAAGCAGTAATAGTATCCCCGTCTGCTAATGAACTCTGTCTAGTATATGTTTGTGCCATTTGTTGTTATCTCCTGCCTGAAGGTATGTAGTCTACGTATAGACCATTAATTGTATAGGGTGATTTTGTATCATCACTTATAAAAGTAAAATTGTTACTGTGTCCACTTCCCTGTAAAGGTACTCTAATAAGAGGATTGTTACTTCCTCCAAAAACTGTTGCTGCAAATTCTCCTTCACCAAATATAGCCGGAGCATTTATTACACCTAAATCAACTACACTAGAAGGTTGTGGTACGTTACGATTTCCATAATCAAATCTAATTCTTACATTTGGTTCTACTACACCTTCTGCTGCTGCAGAAACTTTCATATAGTGTAAAGTTTTTAATGTTCCTAAATCTCCGTAATCATAATCGGGTGTTGCGTAACGAGCTAAAATATTTGTACCATCAAAAGAATTTCCTGAATCGTGTGTGTATACATAACCATTCGTATTCCCGTGGAAGTATTCTTCAACACCTGATTCATTAAATGCAGAACCTATTTCTGTAACTTCTAATCCTCTTGTTTCAGACCACTCAAAACCATTAGGTCTTAGTGTGCCTATTATACCACGTTGTTGATTTTCGTCTGTATTTGTGTCTGAGTAAAATAATCTATACTGAGACTTGTCTCTTATTACAACACTACTAACAACATATTGATTAATTGTACTAGCCAAAGCTGTAAGCAAAGGTTGTATAGCTTTACTAACTGTACCTAACTCAACGTCACCAATTCTTGCTGTACCGGCTACTGTTCTTAATCCATCGGGTGCTAAAAATATTAAGTCACCACCAATCTCTTGAATACTATAACCACTCATGCAACCTACGTTCTCGGCTACAGGTACTACAGCTATTGTTGAAGTATTATTTATATTTATAAGTTTATAAATACTGTTCTCACAGAATATAAATAAATCCTCACGGAAACCTCTAATACCTACAATCTGGTCAGATATAACTATTGCTCCTGAACCACTAGAACTAAAGTCATCTATATCATTATTAACACTATAGTAGACTGTATTAAGATTATCTTCTACTCCTGCAGCAATTAAATGATTATCATGTATCGTAACATGTGTAACGTGCTTTGTACTATTAACTGTTATTTCAGCACCAAAAAAAGTACGAGTATTAATATTAGCACCAGTACCTTCCATTCTAAAAGCATAAGGTTTATTAGCTCCATCGGCTATTACAATCGTACCATAATCGTCAGTAGCTGCTTCGTATAAAGCAAAACTTATTTGCCCTTGTCCTGTTCTAGCTAAAGCACTACGTCCTGTAAAAGCTGTGTGGTCATCTCCACCACCGGCAACAGAACTTCTGCTTACGTTTAACCAACTGTTTCCATCTTGACTAAAGAAAATTCCAGTACTTGCACAGGCTATAACACCATCTGCGTAAGGAATAACTCCTAGTATATTTGTTGTGCTGCCTGTAACTTTAGCACTTCCAAACTGAGTAAATCCATTAATACGTCTGTATCCACCCTCAATAGAAACTTCAAAGTTACGAAGCTCCTGAGCAACTCCCGGAGTTTTAAGAAGGTCTATAGCATTAGAAGACTTGACTAGTCCACCTGAACATGCTACTGTATAAGGTTGTGATGCAGGCATTCTTAGAAGTATCTCCTATCATCCGATATATAAGCCGGAGTAGGATTAATTAAATTAGACTTCATATGCTTCATTCCTTTTTTATAATCGTCTAAAGCAAATGCTGCTTGTTGTGGGCTATCTTTAAACTGCCACACGTAATATCTAGTTCTTGCTGTTATTACATTAGAGTACTGGTCAGGGAATGTTATTTCATCTCCGTGAGCTGATAGAGCTGTAGGTTTGTCAAATGCATAAAAATGCACATTGTAAACTTTATCAGGTATAGGACTTAAACCAAACTTGCGATGATCAGGACTTCTAATAATATAATTAGGTTCTCCCCAATTTTGAGAATCTGCATCATCAGCATTTTCTAAGTCTCGTAAATAACTTTTCCAATCTTCTAATGTAATAAAAGTTAAACCACTTGAAACATAAGGTGCTGTTTCTCCGTTAACTCCTATTGTAGTAATATAAAAATCATCCCAATCAAGAGATGAATAATCAGTAGTTATACTAGAACTTCCTGATTTAATTGTGTACCATCTAGTTCCTGCTACACTTGCTACAGTAACATTACCATAGAAAGGGTCTGTACCTCCACTAGGAGCTACTGAGAAAAAAGGTAGTTGTGGTTCTTCATTTGCTATATCATTAATTGATTTGTTAATAGAATTTTTTACAAAACTTTGAATACCTTGTGAACTTGGAAAAGTTGCTGAAGTTAATTCAATTTCGTTTAGTTCTCTAAGAACATCATTTGTTAATGTTAGAAATGAAGTTGCCATTATTTTTTACCTTTAGTTTTTTTCTGTGCTGTTTTACTTAAGTCTTTAAAATGAAATAACTTCACACTTGTTTTAGTATGTGATTTATTTGTATGTAAAGTACCATCAGCCATTTTATGAGAACTGCCTTTATGTTCAGTTCCATCTTTTTTGTAATGTGCTACACCTTTCATATTAACAAGGCTTTGCTTTAGGCATAGCGTCTCCACCTGCACTATATGCAGCTCTACCACCATACATCATTTTCTTTTTGGCTTTACCACCATCCATCATTTTTTTCTTTTTATCTTGTCCGTACATTTGTTTTCCTTTTTTTTAATTAAAGTG